AAAGATAGATTAGCTAATCTAGCGACTGGTATATTGTAGAAGCTAGTTAGCGGAATGGCGGCGCCCCAGCTGACCGCAAGAGTGTCTTACGAAGGCTAAGGGCCCCAAAGTCAAGTATGCCTAGCGAGCGTAGCGAAGTGGCTACTTGATCTTAGGGATATGCCGAAGTAAGCTCTCGAAGCGGGACACTGGTAGCCAGAATGTAGCGGTTCCCCTTTTATAGTAATATATTAATATAGGCGTATAGTATAATGAAAGTAAAAGATAGTACAGTACAGACAATGTTTCATCCAATGCTTACCAGTTTCTTATTTTATATAGATGACCTATATATAGAATGGGGATCTGAAGTTATACTCACTTCTGGCTCAGAGCCTACAGCCAGGCACTCTATAACTTCATTGCATTACGCTACTCCAGCACAGGCAGCTGATATAAGAACCTGGAGTAAGTCTACTCACAATAGAGGTCTTGTACCTTCTGTCAGTGAGCAGGGAGTTAGACTATCTAAGTTAGCTTTATCTTTTTGTAAATTACATAAGATACCAGCTAATTGGATAGAGATAATTATAGAGTCTGATCACATTCATATAGAATACCAACCTAAAAGGCAGGATTAACTGTTATGACAATCCCAACAGAAGTAGTGCTATCCAGAAAGGCTCAAGCTTCGTTTTTTCAATACTACCGTAATACTCAAAATCTAGGTAATGTAACTAGAAATCAAATGAGATCTCGACTAGAAAGAATAGATCGAGAGTATATGAGAGAAGTAAACAGAGAAGAAGAGAACACTAAAGCTAGATTAGCTAATAATCAAGGTGATACTTATCGCTATCAGGATATGACTGTACCTGTAGTTATGCCCCAAGTAGAGTCTGCAGTAACTCATCAAGCTTCTGTATTTCTAACTGGTGATCCTATATTTGGAGTTGTATCTTCTCCCCAATATATAGAAGAAGCTTTACAGTTACAGACTGTTATAGAGGATAACTCTATTCGTGGAGGTTGGGCTAGAGAGTTAATGATGTCTTTCCGTGACGGAGCTAAATATAACTTTGCTCCTATAGAAGTAGATTGGCATCAAGAAGTTACTACTACTATAGAGACGGATCTATCTATATCTAAATCCGAAGGTATACCTAAGCAAGTTATATGGTCAGGCAATAGAATACGTCGGCTAGATCCTTATAATACCTTTGTAGACTCTAAAGTGGCTCCTTCTCAGGTATATAAAGACGGCGAGTTTGCAGGCTATACTGAGTTAATGTCTAGAATTAAGCTTAAGTCTTTTATAGCTGAGTTACCTCATAAGATTATAGCCAATATAAAACCTGCTTTTGAGTCAGGGACTGCAGGATCTTCTTATGCAGCTAAAGATTCTAGCGCAATGAATTATTATATTCCTGATATTAATCCTTATATTAATGAGTCTGACTATAAAGGGAATGGTACTAATTGGATGCAGTGGGCAGGTATGTCTGATAATGCACCTAAAATAGACTATAAAGATTTATATGAAGTAACTACTATATATTGCCGTATACTTCCTTCTGAGTTTGATTTACGCATACCCAACTCTAATACTCCTCAGATATATAAACTTATCTTTGTAAATCATGAGCACATTATATTTGCAGAGCGACAAACTAATGCTCATGGCTACTTACCTATATTTATAGGTCAGCCTCAAGAAGATGGATTGCAGTATCAAACTAAGTCTTTTGCTGAGAATGCTATACCTTTTCAACAACTAGGTACAGCTTATATGAGTTCTATTATAGCTAGTCGTCGACGGGCTATTTCAGACAGAACTTTATATGACCCTTCTCGTATTACTGCAAATGCTATTAACTCACCTAACCCATCTGCTAAGATTCCTGTGCGCCCTTCAGCTTACGGTAAAACCATATCTGAATCTGTGTATGCGTTTCCTTATAGAGAAGATCAGCAAGCTGCTAGTATGCAGCAGATACAAGCTATCTTAGAAATGGCAGATTCTTTATCTGGGCAGAATAGAGCACAGAGAGGACAGTTTACTAAAGGTAACAGAACCTTAGAAGAGTTTTCTGAGATTATGCAGAATGCTTCAGGCCGGGATCAGCTATCTAGCTTATTATTAGAGCATCAAGTGTTTGTTCCTATTAAGTATATATTAAAGCTTAATGTACTCCAGTATCAAGGAGGAACTACTCTTTATAATAGGGAGCAAAATAAAGATGTAGCTATTGATCCAGTTGCTTTACGTAAGGCAGTACTTAACTTCCGTATATCCGACGGTTTAGTTCCTACTTCTAAGATTATTAACTCTGATGCGTTTGCAGTAGCTTTGCAAACTATGGGCAGTTCGCCTCAGATAGGTGCTGGATATAACATGGCTCCTGCATTTAGTTATTTAATGAAAACTCAAGGCGCTGAGATATCCGCATTTGAGAAGTCCTCAGAACAGGTTGCGTATGAGCAAGCTAGCGGACAATGGCAACAACTAGCAGCTATGGCTATTGATAAATCTGAGACTGGTGAATTACCTGAGAATTTCCCTCCTCAGCCTTTACCTGAACAATTTAACTATGATCCTACTGCTAATAAACCTTCTCCTGCTAAAGCAGGTAATAACCCTACACCCACAAGTCAAGCTAGACTACCAGGATAATTTATGGCACATCTATTAGAAACTAAATTTTCTGCCTACAGCCTTAATGAGCAGGAGTCACAGGAAGGATCTAAGTTTACTGTAACCCAGAAGCAAGTTATCCAGAATCATATAGCTAGCTTAGCTGATGAGTTATTACTATTAGAGCCTGATCCTAATAATTATAGCGACTTCATTCAGAAGCAGGCTCATACAAAAGGAGGTATAGATGCCTTAACTTATCTATTAGCTTGCGGAGAAGCTATAGAGCAAGCAGAAAAAGAAAGCATGGATTTTAATTCTGTTAACAAAGGAGGTTCTGTAGACTATAATCTATTTAATGACGCCGACCAATAATTTAAACCCCAACCTAAGAGAATAACACATGAGCATTTTAGATATATTTCGTAACTCCCAATCTGCTGATCAACCAGTTCAGCAACCTCAGCAACCTCAGCATCAGCCAACTAATCCTGGCAATATACCTAATGTACCTAATCTTAATTCATATCAGCAAGCAGGTACAGATCCTAATGGTATGGTGCCTGATAATGCTGGATCTGTCACTAATGTAGCATCTCAGCCTCAAAGTCCCCTTGATAAGTATAAAGATCTATGGGAAAGTAAACCTAACGATAAAGGCGAGCTAGAACCTCCTAAAGAGCTTACAGCAGATAGCTTGCAGAAAGCTATGGCTAATGCAGATTTTACTTCTTCTTTATCCCCTGATACTATGTCAGCTATAGCTCAAGGAGGAGAAGGCGCAACTAAAGCTTTCGCTGATGCTATGAATACTATAGCTAGGCAAGTTATGGTGCAATCTACTTTAGTCAATAATAAACTTATGGCTAAAGAGATTGCTGCAGCGAGAGAAGCTGCAACCTCAGGTATTCCTGATATGCTCAGACAGCAAGCTACGGCTAACCACCTAAAAGAAACTAACCCTTTGTACTCCAACCCTGTTATTAAACCTTTTATAGAAGACGCACAGCAGCAATTTCTAACTAAGAACCCTAATGCTACTCCCGCAGAACTTACTACTATGACTAAAGATCTAATGGCGGCTATCTCGGAGACTTTCTTACCTCCTGCTCCTATAGATCCTAGTAAGCCAGTAGATACTGATTGGGCTAAGTTTTTAGGTAATTAATTATTACTTATTACTCTTTGGAGAATTATTATGTTTGTACGAGTACTTGCGTCCACTGACGGTAAACTACCCCAACCTATGCGAGCTGGGGTGGGTCTGTTAGCTAACGTAGCACCTAAAATTTTTACTACTGAATCAGACGCAAACTTAAGTATGTCAGATATTGGTGGAGGACTTATCCATCAAGGCACTACTTTAACTAGCGATGTTAACTATACACTACCAACAGCTGCCACTATAGCTGCTAGCTTTTCAACTAT